CCACTTGGAGCGAAGAACGGAACGTTAGTTCCCGGTATTGCTACCGCTTGTTGACCTTGTTAATGTCCCTAATCTATTAAGGGATGCGACATGTCAATCTCTCCTTTCATAAACGGAATAAGATTGTCGGCAATAGCTTCGCGCATTATCTTTGAGCTCTTTAGAGCTTGAATGATGATCACGTCTCGATTTCTGATATAAATATCTCGATCATGAATAGGAGTGTCGACTTTTCCGATAAAGTATCTCAGATTAGCTCCCGATGCATGCATCGCGAAACTATCTGGTTCCCTTTCCAATTTGGCAAATGCCATTGAAGAATCTAACGAAACTTCTATAATTGGTTGGGATTTAATTGCTTTATCAAAGTCGGAATAATTGGAGATTAGGTGGTTAATGAATCGTTGGGGTATTATTCCAATAGGAATAGCTCCCTCCTCATTTTCCACTTCCTCTAGAGCCTTTAAGAAAAGAGTCTTAACTGTAACAAAAGCTATGTAGGAAGCAAATTCCTCCCACTGACTTTCTGTTAATGGTAAAGACATCTTGGTAAAGTCTTCTACGAACACTTTTAAACGTGATCCTAGGGTAGACATGCCATTTAAGTACTCTAAGAGGTATACAGTCAAAATTACTTTTGGAAAATACTTACGAATTTTTGGGTATTTCCATTTTAGTACTATGACGTAATAATCTCTAATTACCTTTTCCAAGTCTGGATACCAATCTTTTCTCCACAGCTCTTGACAGATGATTCCAACCGATTCAATCGGCGAGTTTCGTCGTTCAAATAATGCTGCTAAGGGAAAAGGTGATACGTTCATATCGTTCACGATAATTTGCTTTGCGAACTCGTAACCTACTTTTGAGGTGTGAGTTTTCTCGGCAGAGAACGGTATGTTCCACTCATAAAGTATATCCTTGTATGCCTTAGCTACATGATCGTCAGCAATGACTAAATCATCGCCAAGTAACATATAAGGACAACGCCTCCAACTCCGGTTAGCTATTTTACAAGCTTTCCAGATGAGGAAGTGATGCGCAAGACTTGCAACAGCCCACGATGAGTACATTCCCATTGGGTTCCCGACGGAGTATGTTAGTTCTCCGATCGGTGACTTAAAAGGGTAACCCACCATGATCTGTTTCCAAGCTTGCGCGTACTTAGCACCATAAAATATCCTTAGCATACTAACTTGGATAATAATTGGAAATCTATCACTAAAGGCCGTAAGGTCGATAGAATGATAACGATGACTATTATTGGTCCTCTTTAGAAAGCAAAGATGTTTATGTTGCTCATGAGTGCAGTCTTGATTAATGGAAGATAGTATCTTATAAATTTTACGATGCAAGGGGCGTAAAGCCGCTTGCGACCAGTAATCACCTATAGCTATCTCTCTCGTCTTACCTTCCTTATCCGCGATAGCTCTTAGCAGTCGTATTTCTGAACCTCCCTTAACCGGGTGGATAAGATCATACTGCTCTTGGAGTGTCTCGCTTGTAAGAAGGTTAAGATCCATTAGTTCTCCTAATTCTTCCCCACCAACTACTCTGATCTCCTTTCTTAAGGATTCAGGTAGTGCTCTATTGTCATAATGACTTGTCCATAAGGCGGGCCCGTTAGGGCCTTTCTTTGCTGACATATGGTATTTATTCCATAATAGGGCTTTCGGTGGTCTTCCTAGAGACCTAGGATTCATTCCTAAGTCAATAGCAAAGTTAGACAGATCATTTATGAGATTCTTAAAGTCCCCAACCTCTCTAAGAGGAGATGGATTGATAATAGTCTCGAATGAAAGTTTCACTTTAGTCCTTAAAGATCGTGTTAAGTATAAACTACTGAGCAATAGCCTCGTGAGAGGGTACGGCCAGGGATTATTCTTTAACAGAGTTCGATAAGGTCGAAGAAGTTTTGGAAGACGTGTATTACCTGAAGGTTCGACTTCTAATAAGAAGTTAAGAAATCTTAATCGAATATCCTTTGAATATCTGATGCACTCATAAATTCCGCGAGTGTTTAGGATCTTTCTCAGTTTATCGATAACCTTTAGTGTCGCTAACAAGGCCGATTTAGGCTCGTTTATTAGAGCCCTATTTAGCCAAGTCATAAAGATCTTAGCATAACTAAAAATAGTTTTCTTTGATCTCGACATGGGTAAACAATTTATTTGTTTTACCTGAGTAAGGATTATTATCCAGGACCGGTCGGTAAGATCGGTCGCTTTCGCCGTAAT